GTATCCATACCAGTGGGTAAATAACTAGCTGGAATTCGCAACCCTCTAAATAATTTATTGGTAAAGAAATGCAAATCTGTAATTTCACCTAGATTTTGTCCACCTTGTAAAATCTCAACACTACTACCTCTACCACCTTCAGTAATAGGGAAAAAATAATCTTCATTAGTGGATAGTGGATTATAAGTTGCATCCATCATGTTTTGTCCACCACCAGTCTGAGTAGGTATACGGCGTTGACTGATCTCATTTTTTACACGCTCAACAAATGCCATGGCCATGTGACTGGGCATATTACCTACATCTATTTTAAACATTCTACGCTCTGGTGCTCGTTGTATCCTATAAATTATAATTGCGTCTTCAAGTAATTCTTTTTGTTTGAATACCTTAAACACATTTTCCAAAACACTATTACCAAAAGGCCAACTGAAGTCTAATCCTTCAGTCAGACTAATATGTACAACATGTTCTGCATTAATTGTGCTTTCATTTTGTGCATTGCTAAATCTAGAACCACCACTATACGGAGTTTTAGGTTGTATATATGCACCACTAGGCCCACCAACTTGCGGATGATTTACACTAATATCTGTAGCATTTATAGTAGTAGCAGTTAAGTTCTCGAAATTAGGCCCTATGTCTTTTACAATATATTGTTCTGGTTTTTTGCCTTCAGCTTCATTTACAATAACTTTTGTGACTTTACTCATTTCGACCCAATACAATTTAAATGTTTCTGGGTCTCGTAAAAAGACTTGATCACCGTATTTTATTGTATTTCTAAATATTTTAAATACTCGTTCGTTCAGTTCATTTAGTGTACACCATTGTGTTAATTGTTCTTTTATGATCTTAACTTCATTGTCTGTAGGTTGCTCACGCCAGAAAAATTGAAATGGACTACCATTTTCCTGACTGGCTTGTGTACTAAATTCTGATAAAATATCCAAAGCTGCGTTAATCTCACTATCCATATCCATTTGTTCATATTGATTATAACGCTCAATACGATTTGGATGCCCAGTGTATACTTCTGGTAAATTACTTTGATAGTTTTTAAAACCCATATTATTGGGTTGACCGCCATTTACTGGGCTCAAAGTGCCTGCTGTATTCACAGTACGAAAATATTTTTTCCAGCTCATAGTATATTTGTCTTTATCGTTTATTTAACCTAATTAGGCAGTTGCGTGGTAAATGCGTTCTAAATAATCTGAATTGTCTTCAGTTGCACTTAATATTTCTTCTAAATACTCTCTTTGTTGTTCTAGAATCCTTAACATTGGGTCAAAATTAATATTTAAAGGTATAGAACCTCTAGCTAATGGGATAACTGCTTCAGGTTGATTATTCTCACCTACTATAGTTGGCTCAGTGGCAATACCACCTTCCTGCTGACCCGGGGGATTATTGGCCTGTCTCTGTCTATTAATTGTTGCAATCTCTGTTCTGAGTTGGATTAGTTGTCTACCAAATTCAGCTTCTTGCGCTGGATCAGTCTCTTGTGTTCTTACTTCGCGTAAAGTAGTAATCTTTTCTTGTAATTCCGCAAGTCTAGCGGTAAGTTGTTCTTCGGACATACCAGCTACAACACCACGCGGTGTTGGGGGTAATGCAGCTGGTGGCCGCTGCCCACCAGATCCATCAAAAAGAATTTCTATAGTTTCTTTTAATTTATTTTTAAATTCCTTTAATGCAGGTATTACCCCATCACCCCTGATTATTGCGTTTGCAACATCGGCAATGCCAGATTCAAATTCTACTAGTTTTGTAGATATTTTGTCCACAGCTTGAATTATTGTAGGCAGAGTTTGTATATTTTTTACTGCCAAGTCATCTAATTTTGCTTTTAATTCATTTTGTATTTTTATAGAATCTGCTATAGTTCTCTCAGTTTGTCCAGGTCTGCCTGCTCCCTCTGCTTCCTGTCTTACTCTGTCAAGAATTTTATCCAAATTTTCAAAATTTACTATAAATTTATTAAAAGCGGCAGCAACTCTACCCTGCATTTCTACAACAGGCCCACCAACCTTACTTGCCGCTAGCATATTCATTCCTTGTTGATCTAACATTGATTGTTGTGCTCTTAACGCCGGACTAAAATCTTGGGCAATTTTTCCAATAGATGTTTTGAACTGCTCAGTGGGCTGTCTTATAGTGCCCAACATAGCAACACCCATATCAAAAAGTTCTCTATTATTAGTAGCAAATGTTATATTTTGAGCATTTATCATTTGTCCATTGTTTGCAAAATATTCCTGCATTGCAGCAGAAAAATCAGCCCCAAATTGATCAAAAATTTCAAATACACCAGAAGCACGAATCCTATCTTCCTTTTCTAATTTGTCCATAGCCATCTGATAAGCTGCAACTTCTCTGCGTCTTTGTTCTGCCAGTCTTTGTTCACCAGCATTGCGACCTGTAATTTCTGTTAATTCATTTTGCATTCTTATATATTGCCTTACTGCTTCAGAAGTTGATCTAGAATCATTCAGTTCGTTTCTTCCTATCATTCGCTGTAATGCAAGATATTCTGTAGTACTTTCAGCTAAAACACCTAAACTTCCTTTCATTGCCAATAATGCAGGATCCAACTCTCCCACTGTTCTAGTTAATTGCCCAACAATTTTCGCACTTTGACTAATACTAGCCCCATATCCTACTAAATTTTGTACATTGGCTGTTATAAATCTTCCAAATTCTTGCAAATTAATCCCTGCACCTTTAGCTGCATCTGTTAGCTGTGCAATAGATCCACCAAAAGTTGCACCAGATTTAGATAAACTTTGAAATGTATCAGTAATAATTCTTGCTTGTTCTATTCTATTCTTTAAAGCATTTATAGCTAACTCAACACCACTATCAGCAATATTTTTTAATACATCTCCTGCTCCGGAAAAAAATCTAAAAATTCCCATACTATCTGCAACAATTTTAGTTACAGCTTTGAATATGTCATTAAATGTATCTAAAGTAATTCTTGCTGTGTCAAATACCGTAGTTGCGCTATATAAAGCTGAACTAAAACTACCTAACCCACTGATAGATCTACCTAAACTACTACCGAAGGTAGTCATTGCTTTTATTACAGCTTGCTCACGCTCCTCACGCTTCTGTAATAACTCATTCTCAATTGTTCTTGCATTTACATTTTTTAAAGTACTATTTGCTGCAGCTTGGTTGGCATTGTTAACTTGAACAAGTCCAGCTAATAAGTCATTAAATGCATTGCCAGTTATTTGTAAACTGTTTGCAAGCTGTTGAATTTGGTCGTCAATTGCTGCCATATTTCTAATTTGTCCAGTATTTTTTGGATAAGTACTAATATTATTTATCGGATCAATTATAATGACTGACAGTTCAACAAATCCATTACGCCAATACTTTAGACAGCCACAAATTTATATAAAACTACCCAGTAAAGGTAGGTTTTATCCCACTGGCAGTTTGGAAATGCCACCTAATAACGAATTAGCCGTATTTTCCATGACTGCAAAAGATGAAATATTATTTAAAACACCAGATGCTTTAATGAACGGCCAAGGAACAGTTGAGGTAATACATAGCTGTATCCCTTCTATTAAAAATGCATGGGAAATGCCCATGGTAGATTTAGATACAATTTTAATAAGCATTAGACAAGCTACATATGGCAATTCAATGGAATTTTTTAGCATCTGCCCACATTGTAAAAACAAAAATGAGCATGCTATTAATCTTAGTGCAATTATTGACAAATTTAATGTATGCCCAGACTATGATACTACCATAAAAATAAATGATCTAGAGTTCTATTTAAAACCACAAAACTATAAAACTTATAATAATTTAAGTATGAAATTGTATGAACAACAAAGATTACTGGCTATAGTTGGTGATGAAAAAATCTCAGAAGATGAAAAAACAAAACAATTTACTGAACTATTCAACAGGCTATTAACTTTAACTGTAGATAATTTAAGTAAAGCTGTCAGTGCCATAAAAATTAATGCTAATAATACAGAGCAAGTGGTGACCAATGAAGCATTAATTCAGGAATTTTTTACAAATTGCGAAAAAAATATATGGGAAACAGTAAAGCAAAGAATAGAAACTATTAATAAAGAAATAGAACAACAAAAAGTTGTTAAATTAATTTGTCAAAATGAAGAATGTGAAAAAGAATATACCACTGAGTTAAATTTTGAGACTAGTCATTTTTTCGAATGAGGCTTTTGAATCTAAGTAATGAAAAAATTGTTGAATTATTAGATGAAATGGATTCAGATTCAAAAGCCATTAATAAAAATTTAATTGAAATGTGTTGGTATATGAGAGGTGGGATTACATATAGTGAAATAGTACATCTTAGTCCCATGGATAGAAAACATATTATGGAATTAATTAAAAGTAATATGGAAACCACAAATAAATCGGGCCTCCCATTCTTTTAAATTACTATTGTTATTAGGGAGATGTACTTCGTACATCTATAACTTTCACTTCGTTCAAGTTATATTTTTTTTCTTTTCTAATGATTCATCCAGATTAATCTGCCACAATTCGCCCGTCCGCCGGGCGAAAAGAGTTGTGCTTCATCCGAGTTGCACCACCATCTACCAAAGTCTTTCACTGTATTGAATACAGAACGGAGGCGGTTGACCTGTACCCCCTTAAACAGCATTCGCATCTATCAACGGTACCCTAGTGATCTGTGGTTAGACCAGATCCTATGAGTTGAGGTTGTATCTTTTTCACAGAGCCTCGATCATTTAAGCCTTAAGTTAGCCATGACCTTTAGCACCCAAGTTCTGATGGCAACGAGCCTTACCTCGGCAATCTCAATGGGAGTCGAGCAACCTCGACCAAACAGCGCCTATTTACTTACAAAGAAGCCTAAATTGTTCTTGATTATTATTAATGAAAAAATTAAGATCTAAAAATGCCCAAGTGCCATGTTTTTTACTATTGTATGTTATATGTGAGCCTAAATTTAAATTGACTTGGTGTCTGAGTTGAATTGCTGTATATGTGCCTTTACGATTAAACTTCATGAATAAAATGTTGAAATCACCTTGATCAGCTACTTCCATACATTGATCGATCCATGTGTCTAAAACCTTGACTGTGCCTGTAAATAGTTGGTGAAAGGGAAAATCTGCATAACTTTTGCACTCTGCATTCATTTTGCTAAAACTTTCTCCTGGAACTATATCGCCCTTAAATGCCCTGATTTGACCTTGATGTAATATTTCTTTTCGTACCTTGTTTGACCCGCCCACATATGCCCCACTGCTGGGCGCTCGAATAAAAGATTCACCAAATGTAGTAGATAACATTTGTGCTATCTCTCGCTCGAAACTGCCGCCCTTGGCTTTTTGTGGACTTGTCATATGTTAATTTATGTCTAATAAAACTTTATTAAAATTATCTTATTTCTATGTCTGAACTATACCTAGTAAAGCCATTTTCCTTAATAACAGTAAGAATATTGCCCACCCGCCCTGCTAGTTCGTCTTTATGACTTACTAACCATATGCTTTTTTGCATTTCCCTACTCATTTTCTTTAAAATTGCTAAACTGTTCTCTACACCTGCACTATCCATACCACTATCGATCATTTCATCAATGAACAATAAATTGATCGGTGTATATAAACTTTCCCAAACATCTCTGAACGCAAAACTTAAACTTAATACTAGCCTATTACGCTCTCCCCTGCTTAAATTTCCAAAATCTAACTCTCTGCCCAATTCTTCAATATTTACAGTAAGGTCATTTTGGAACTTTACTACATGTGGTAAACCAATCCTATCCAAATAGTTCTGCAATCTAGCATTTAGATAGTTTAAGTTCTGGTCAATAATCTTTTTACGAATAAAACTATCTTTGTTTGTTAATAGTTTTAATAAAAACTCCTGATGCTCTTTAATTGTAGTTAACTCATTAATAGTATCGTACCTAATTTCAATCAATGCAGTTTCACGCATTTCCTTAATCTGTTCTTCATAGGGATCTTGTTCTTGCTCTTTTGCTTTAATTTGATCTAACAAATTAGACATACTGCTTCTATGAGTAACTGCATCAGATTCGGATTCGTAAAATGTTGTAGGTTCTTTTCCAGCCATACCTAATTTTTGTCTAGCTAGCTCTAAATCTACTAGATTTGCCTCAAGCTCAACAATTATACTTTTGGAATTTGTCAATTGTTGTTGTTTACTAACTAATGCTGTTTCTTGTTTTTTACTATGAAACTTTTGCTCACAGCTTGGGCATTTATGATTTTCTAAACTGATGATATCAGTAGTTAAAGTCTTGAAGTTTAATTTTTCCCTATCCAGCTCTTTGGTTAAAGTTTTAATGGCAGATTGATTGTCTTCAATATTTTTAAGTTTATCCTTATACTTTTGTTTAGCTTTATGTGCTTCTAGTTCTTTTTCAATGTCCAATTTTGCTAAATTGTTATAAGCCAAAGTTAAAGTTTCAATTTCCTCAGCGTGTTTTTTTAACCAAAGAGTTTGTCGTTTTTCTAAACTTTTTATTTGTTCTTTAATGCGTTCATTACTATCTATAATACTTTTAATTTTATATTCTTCTGTAGTAATAGCTTCTTTAGTAATGCGATTTTGTTCTTTTAGGCTTTCTGACTTTTCACTTAGTAATGTAATTCCCAATAATTGTTCAATAATAATTCTTTGATCTTGTGATTTTAATGATAAAAATGGCTCAGTGTAAGTGTTTAACGCAATAATATGTTTGAACATATCATGTGATAACCCTAACAATTTTTCAATATCATGTTGGGTTTCTCTACTATCACCCTGACTGTTATCGTCTTTACTATCTTGCTCTTGATTATTAATATAAAATTTAAGAATATTGGGCTTGCGTCCTCGTTCTATTTTATAAGATTGGCCTTGAACTTCAAACTCAACACAAACTAACATGTTTTTGCCATTAGTTTTATTAATCAAGTTGTCTTTTTTAATACTGGTCAATGCTTCACCAAAGAAGGCATAACTTAGTGCATTTACAATAGTTGTTTTGCCTGTACCGTTTCTGCTGCCAGAATCATCGCCACCTAGATCTAGATTTTCTCCTAATACTAAAGTAAGAGACTCACGGTCAAAGTCAACACCTTGAGTGGCATTGCCTATACTCATAAAATTCTTAATGCTAAGATTTTTAATTTTTAGCATTTTATAGATTCCTATAAATGTCTAACAATAATTTACTATCGTAATGTTCACTACTAATTGCAGTT